GTCAGCCTCGTTTTTCGGTCGTCTAGTCCGTCCCCAGTTTCGCGTCAATCGCCGCAATCAGGCTTTCGGCCCACGGCTGGCCCATACACACTTGCCGCACCCGTGCCCATACCGATAGCGTGTCCGTGATGGCGACCTCTCTGACGCTCGGCAGGACCACCAGTTTGTCCTCTACCGTCGTAGTCCACTGTGTTTGGTCCGCGCTACCCGCATCGTCCACCTTTGTAATGCGCACCACGACACGCCCTGCGTTGAGCCGCGCTTCCGCTTTGGCGACAGGCATAATCTCTGCGCGTTCCTCGGTCGTCGAAAACGGTGTCGCCGTCGTATCGAGCCACGCCTTTGTCGGGTCCGCGTTGTTACTCGGTATCTGTACCACCACCGCTTTTGTTGTCGTAATCGCCATCATAATCTCCTTATGGGCTGTAAGCGCCAATGATAATCCACGCGGACCCTGTGTAGACTTTCAGTTGCTCGGTAACTGCGTTCCAATACATCTGTCCCTCGGAAAGGTTCTCAGTCGGGTCACTCGCCGACGAACCGCGCCACTGTATTAACGGGAATGTGTTTGCCGTCACACCACCCGATGCCTTGATATTGCCTACCACGTCCAACGCTTCGGTCGGGGCAGTGTAACCTCCAACGGGATTCGTCGGGTCCACCTTCAGTTTTCCGCCGACTTGTAGCGTCTGCGCGGCGGCAGTCGCGCCCATGACTCCGTAGAGTAGACTGTTGGCTTTCTCTTGATTTGTATTAACTTGGTCCTTGTTGTTGACGTAGAACTCGTTAGAACCTGTCGCATAGCGACCAGCGGAATATCCTAGAAATATGTTGCCAGACCCTGTGGCGACGTTACCCGTATACGTACCGATTCCAACGTTATAACTTCCAGTTACGCAACCGAATAGTGACCGTGCGCCAAACCCACTGTTATTGCTTCCGGTTGTAAGATCCGCTCCACTGTACTGACCAAACAGGCTGTTGTTACCTCCAGTCGTTACGAAACTTCCAGAAGAAGAACCATAGGCACAGTTGTAACTCCCGTATATCAGTGAGGCCAAACTGCGATATCCATAGGCAGTATTGCTTACCCCAGAAGTTACGTTAGAAAGACTCAAATTACCGTATCCGGTGTTGTAGCTGCCCGTCGTGTTGTAACGCCCAGAGGATACGCCAAGATATTGGTTTCCAAGCGTTGCGGTCTGCGACCTGCCTTCTAGCGTTGCCGTGCCACTGGAATCCTTGATTGTGAAGGTCGCCGCCGATGGGGTAATCGCTTTTACGCTTACAGTTACTGCGCCATCGAAGTTGGTAGTCGGCGCGATTGAAAGTGGTCCAGCACCGGCATAGAAACCCCATGCCGTTGAGGTTGTAGTAGCCGGAAACGTAGTCAATCCGTATGTTACCGTAATCCACCCGGCAGTCCGTCCGGTAATCGTCACGGTAACCTGTTTGTACCCACCACTTGCGTTATCAGAATGAGCGAGCGTTGCCGTGCCACCCGCAATAGCGGTCACGTTGACGGTACAACCGTTGCCAGTCCCGCCACTGGTCGCCTGTCCCGTCCCGCCACGGTAGCCCGTCGTGCCACCGGATGTCAGTGTCACCGCAGTTACAACACCATCAGTTACCCCTGTAGCGGTCACAGTCGCCGTGCCGTCTCCGGTCGTAACCGTCAGCACGTCGTTGAGTGTGTAACCCGTACCACCGTTGGTCGGGGTCGCATTGACAGCGGTGATTGCACCGCTATGCACGAATCCCTGCGTCCAGTCCGTACCGCTTGCATACGTCCAACCCGCACCGAGCGTCCACGTTGTAGCGTCGAGAATCTCCGCTCCGAGCGTTGCCGTGTCGTAGGCCGCGCCGGGCTGGTAGGAGGCGGTATTGGTGTAAGCATTGGCCGCGTTCTTTAGCGGGACGTTGGCGGACAGCGCAGAGTCCACGATGCCCGTGATGAGCGAGCCGTCTCCTACGAAGTAGCCAAGAGTCTCGATATTGGATTCCGCGTAAAGGCCGGACCTTGCCTTTACTACGTCTGCTGTAACCCAGTGTCCATCGTTTGCATCATACGTAAATGTACTGGTACCGCTTGCTAGTCCCGCTACGGAGCCGTCTGTCGATGCCAGAGTCTTTGTCCCGGCTGGAAGCGTGATAACACTCGTATCATCCGAACTCGTCAGCGTCATCGTCTTCGACACCGTGAGCGTTTTGCCGCTCGCAATCGCCAATCCGTCAAACGACAGAGAGCCCGTGAACGAGTTGTTTCCGGTGAACGTGTTGTCGCCGTCCTGCAACGCGACGTTGGAGGACAATGCGGAGTCGGGAACGTTGGTCAGCCCTGCACCACTCCCAGCGAAGCCACCAGAGGAGTTCAACTGGTTTGATGCATTGACTGTGAGGTCCGTGTAGTTTGAGCCTGTGAACACCCGTATCCAGTTTTCGGCAGGAGTGGAGAGGTAGAAGTCGTTATCAACAGGGGTCATGAATCCGCTGAATCCGTTGGAGGAACTGACCGTGAACAGGCCGTTGCTGGAGCCTGCCATCCTTGCGTAGATATAATCGGTCCCAAGCCCCATCTGAATCTCGTTCGGGTTGATGACGGTTATGGGTCGTTCGCCGGGTGCTACGATGGTTGGGTCGTACACGCTCACAGCACCGCCGCCCGGCGCGGCGGCTTTGTCACTGAGCAACAGGATACCGTCTCCCGTAGGCGCAACCAGTCTCAGGTTCCCTTCATCGGTGAAGGGGTCGTAAGATTCCAATCCAAGGTACTTCCTCAACCCGTTCAGGCTTGTCTGGCTTGTTCCCGTGCCACCCTTGGTAACAGGTAACGTGCCGTACACCCCCGGTCCCGCAAGGTTGGTGCGTATCTGGCCGTAGGCCGAAGCACACAGAACCATCAGTAGTAATGTAACATAACGCTTCATGGCGTTCCTCCCGCATTCGCTAGGATATTCAACTTCCTTCTATGTTCTTCTGTGTCACGCTGGAACTGTTCATGCAAACTGATGATGTTCCGTTCGACATCTTCCGGTGACAACTGGTTACGTTCACCCATACGCTTGTACTCTCCGATACGCCATTGCAACTCACGCTCCATCGTCTTGTATTCCATCGCTAGTTTGGCTTCGTTGTGAGCAGGGTCAATCAACGTTGTCTTGACACCACCAAAGACGTTCATCGCATTCCAGCCCTTAGATGCCTTATCTCCAAACGCATCAACCATACCCTTACTAGGCTTTGTAACGGCATTCATATAACCATATCCTACAAGCGGGAACCACTGAGGCAACAACTGTTGGCCTACGAACTGTGCCTGCTGTCCTAGTTTATGTATCGTTCGCGTGTCTGTGACAATAGGTTGACCTGTAAACGTGTCCTTGTTCTGACTCAATCCGGTAAACGTGTTCAACGCAGGGTTGGAAGCGATAGGATTGTACTGCCCTATCCCGATACCAAACGCAGTCGTGTCATCCAGCATACCACCTACAGGCAACGGATATGTCAGGTCGAATGACCGTTCATGCGCCCAAGGAACCTTCAACAACAACTTGGATTCTTCCTTGTTCGACATCGTTCTTGCCGTGAGTTCATCTTCTGGACTCTCATTGAATCCTTCGGCCTCACGCTTGGCATTGGCCATGATACGATACCGATAGTTCTTTTCCATGAACGTCTTGGCCTCTTGAGGGATAGCCAACGATGGATACCTAGCGAAAGGTATGATACCAGTATCACTCAAGTAAGCCGCGTATCTAGGCGCACGACTGTAGTCAAACAACGTTCTCTTAATCGCATCTACACACTGTTCGTCGGTCCAGCCCTTCTTGTGACCCCACTCCCATATCGCTACCTTGCCCATCCATTCGTCATCTTGATACCATTTAATAGCCTTCTTGACCCCACGCTCCGTTAGGCCACTGACACGACCGAATACCTTGCTTGGTTTAACGCCTGTCTGTGCGGAGAGGATAGCCTTCTGGTCAAGTAACAGGTCGGTCTGAGATGTGAGGGGCATGACCTTACGCATCTGGTCCATCGCACCACCGGGCGCATGCATCGCATCCTTCCACCTAGCCTTAGCCATCAATACTATGGATTCTTCAGGACGCATACCCAATTCGGTCCACATACGGAATACGTTGGACTGTATGTTACGCGACCGTGCCGCAGGGCTTAGGATAACCTTACCTATCTTCCACAGGTTGAGTACCTTACCGTAGTACTGCCATATCTTGTTGGTAGGTAATGCCTTTGCCCCGTGCAGTTCCCACTTGAGAGTACGTTCCACTTCTTTGGGAATCCACAGACCATCCAGTTTCCCCCACCTTGCACCAGTGACACGAACATAATCAGCAGGGTCGTTAGCAATAAGACTGAACAACCTTGACACAATGGTATTGGTACTACCTAGACTATCAGACACTTGTTTGGGAAGTAACGAAGCCGCTTCTCCCGCAACACCAATGTCTCCTTCTAACATTCCCTGTTCATACAGTCTCTTGAACGCACTATCATCTAACCCGAAGTCTGCCGCAATCTTATCGAATAGTAACGCTTCTTGTGCCGCAGTATTACCTAGTCTCAATCCTTCGTGAGAACGAAGCAACGCATCATCTATCTTTCCCATCAGTTGCATCTGTTCTTCTGACAGGTCTTTGCGTTCCTTCGCGGCCTTAATGAGTTTTGAAATAGCTTCTGGAAAGTCTTGTCCTTCCTCTTTCCTAAGCATATCTGCTATGACACCCATCGCTTCTGGATGTTCTTCCATCGTCTTCAAGAACAGATGAGGATTCTGATGAATAAGATATATCCTTCTAGCATGAGCATCTTTCATAGCAACCGCAGTCATTGGAGAATAGACACCACGCTCAACAAGAAGGTCCAGCATGGCATTCTCTGGTTCCAGAAAGGTCTTCATTAGCCCATCAGCATCTTCACTGGATAGACCCATAGCCCTTAGTGACTTAATGCCTTCTTCCAGTTTCGTTCTCTTGGCCCACCAGATGTCACCCTTCACTTGAGGATTCAGAACTTGTAATCTCTCAATGATACCCTGCCTTCGCAGTAGGTTGCGGGTAGTCCTTATCCTCTGAATCATCTCATTACGAGACTCTTGTTCCTTTGTGGTCCTTAAAGCACTATTGAGCATTCGTTGTTCTGCTCTAGTAAGTTGCTTTTTACCTCTACCTATCTCTGAAAGAGTAGCCCTTACCTTGGCACTAGCGGCAGTCCTATCACGCAAGTCATCCAACGCTCCAATAATCTGTAGTCTGACCTGTGCTAGTTCCTTCTCTAGTTCTTCTGGAAGCATATCAGGAACTTGTGCTTCGACTGTATTCTGTACAGAAATAGCCGACCTACGACCCTCCTTTAGTCCTTGAACCTTTCCAGCAACAAACGCTTCATTACCCTTCTGCTTAACCGTTGGGTTACTAAGCACTTCGCGTTCAGGTACAGTTTCTTCCTTGGAAAGTTTGACCCATCGTTGTTGAGCACGACGTTGGGCCTCAACACTAGTAAAGCCCTTTGCCTTCTTAAACTCTGGCAACGTGATGCGTTTGCCACCCTTCGGAATCTTTACCGATTCTGGTGACACAACAATAACGTTGGTCGGTCTTCCATTAGCATCAAGTATGCTAACCTGTAGTTTACGACGTACCGTAAGCGGGTGAAGGCTTCTTGCCTCTGGTCCTAGTTCTACCCAAGAACTAATATCTGTCTCAACCCACTTCTTGCCATCCTTCATGTACGTGCCATAGGATATACCTCTGACACGACCTACGTGGTAGCCCAATATGTTCTTGGTACGACCTACCTCATTGAGTCCTTCATAGGCAGTTCCAATCAATGCACTATTTGGTATCCATACCTCATCTTGTTCAGATAGTGTCGGGAACAGAGAATGCACTTCTTCTGTAGAGAAGTCATTGAGTCGTTCTATCTGTTGTTCCCACTTCTCAATTACATCTTTCTTCTGAGCAGATTTGAGTATGCCAACAGTAGACGGTCTGGATATCGTTACGTCTTTAGGTAAACCATCAACGTCAATCGTAATGCGTTTCTTTCTATCAGATGTAGTTAAACTAACATCGCTGAGAGATTCCGCTTCATCTATCTCTACCGGACCATGAGACGTGCGCGGCATCCAAGACCATTCATCTAGTTCTTGTAGTTCCGCATCAATCTCTGCCAGTCTAGCTTTGTTACCGACAAGAACTTTCTTAGGTGGTTCTACAACCTGTTCTGTTACCGATGTAGGAGTTACATCCTCAATATCTACATCTCTGAACCGTTCGATAACAGTATCTTTGAACTCATCTTCCAGTTCCAGAAGAACATCTGCGCTTTCTTCCGCACTCTCACCACCCTTGTCTTGAAGAGATGATACCTTATTCCCTGCTGTTTCGTCCCATAGTCGTTCTGCCTCTGCCTCTCCCAACCGTTCCCAGTCTTCTTGTGTCAGGTTAGGATGGAGTTCTTTATACCTTTCGATTAAAGCATCGGCATATTCACTTACCGAATCGAAATCTATATCCCACTCGTGACCATCTGCAAGTGAACCACTATGTACAAATCTGAACGGATACTTCTTAGGAGACGGTAACAAGTCTACCCCTTCGGGTAGTGTTCTAGCCTTACGGTCATCCATCCCCAGTGTACCATCACGTTCTTTCTGTTCAAGTTCAAGATCTCTACGGTAATTACGTTCTGCTATTTCAACATCATTTTGTCTATATAGTTTCTGTTCCCATAACGGGTCTGCCCTTAGTTCTAATTCCTCTTCGTATTCTTCTATTCGCTTTCTGATATTTGCGGCTTGTTCTACATCGGGATTGTCCTTTATAAAACTCTTACCCGCGTCTATCTCGTGTTGTAACGTAGCATTTGACTTATGAGATAATCCCATTCGCTTAGACACAGTAAGTTTTTGAACCGGAGGTACACTTGGAACTTCTGGTGTAACAACCGCAGGAGTTTCAATAGGCGCATCTGGTCTTCCTTCTAGTAATGCTTTCTCTTCCAGTAATGCAGTTCGCCTTGCTTCACGCTCAACATACGGTTCATACAAGAATCCCGTAGGTTCTTTCCTAACGATGGTATGTGCAGGTTCGATGGTTGTACGGTCGCCCATCAGTTTGGCTAGACGTGCTTCTCTGTCTGCTATTCTAGAATCAGCAAGGCTTATCGTTTCACTCAACCTAGTGCGTATCGGTTTCAACGCATTCTCTACAGCAAGGTCACTCTCTGTCGCTACCAGATTATCCAGCAAGCTATAAAGAATACTTCTTGACCGCTTGAGTTGATACAGGTTTTCATCTGTGAAACTGTCTGCGTTAATCTTCGATAGTCGCTCAACGTCCTTGACGTATCTTTCGGTAATGCTTGTTAACTGCTTCTTCGTTCTGTTAAGTTCTGATTGAGCGGCACGTTGATAGCCTTGTGCCGTGCCGTATCGTACCCTAGCCTGTTGACCTTCTCTAATCTCGGCGCGGAGTTCCTTACGCATCCTTGCGCTTCTATCGGCTACCGCTTGCAGAGACACAGCAGACTGGTCTGAACCCGCTTTCCAGATATCGTCTACCAACCGACCTACCGTATTACGCAACTCTTGTTCATCTATGTCTGCTTCGGTTGCAATACGTTTGAACATACCGTCCATTTGGTTGATGTGCTTATTAATCTCGGCTTCTCCTAACTGCTTAGGAATAGTGAGATATGCAGTAACCAAGTCCTCTGTACCCTTACGCAACGCTAGGTTAGCCTGATACGAACGAACACCCCTGCCCAATGCCTGTCCTACAACCGTGGGTATCCTGTCCTCTGCCGCCGCTTTGATGCCTCCCTTGACAGCACTCACACCCGCACGGTACACACCCTCACCAACGGGGTCTATCGCTACACGGGCCGCATTATTGGCAATGAGCCTTGCTCTATCTGCGGCTTCCAAGCCACGTATCCCTGCCGCTCCACCCTTGGCAAGTATCCCCTTGCCCCCTGCCTTGAGCGGCGACAATGCCCAACTACCCACAAGGATAGATGGGTCGGTCAGTACGTCAGCAACGAATCCCGTTGTTGTCATTGCCGCATCTGCAAAAGTACCGGGACGTGTCCCAAACACTTCACGACCCAACTTGCCGAACATCATATCGGGGTCACGATAACGTTGGAGGTAACCCCCACCTTTGGGGTTGATTAAGGAACCCGCAACTGCCGTGATAGCACGGTTGGGGATTGTGAGGGTGTCAATGACATCGGAGAGGAACCCACCTTCATATGCCTTGCGTCTTCCAGTATCGCCATAGACGCGACGATACGCTTCCTCCCGCTCCTTTGGAGTAGAGGCCTTTTGAATTGTTTTAATACCTTCGTTTTGTTTAATTAGTTCTTCTGTTAACGTCATGGTACTAAAAGGTTACGGAGTAATCTTGCCGGGTGTGTTATACGGTAGTCGAACTACAGGTTTCTTGGTTCCATCATTGTCATACATTCTTATAATCGCTACTCTTTGCGCTGGTGTTAGCAAGTCATGGATATTTTTATTTGTATTGGGAATAATAGTAGCCAATTCACTTCTCATTTTCTCTAAGAAGTCCTGCTTGTTTTTGAACCTCCTACTATTTATATTCTTCTTTATAAACTTACGATATTCATCGTAGAACATTGTTGGTTTTACAGTTAATACGTTTTTGTTATATACACGAGTAGCCGCAACTAATTGATGTGGCGTTATGCCATATAATTCTTTCATTGTCTTCCAATCCGATTTCGCAATTTCTTCTTCTATATTTCTATTCGAATTGGAATCTTTCATAATACCACTCCACTGTTGAGATGGTAAACCAACGCTAGAAGCCTTTACAGTATTGGAACGAACAGTAGAACTTGTACCATTCTTAGCAGAAGGCGCGGGACGAGACTTAAAGTATTCATTGTCTATGTTACGATAGTTCTGAATACCCTGCGCCCTTTGGTCACCTGCCGCCATGCTAATTAAACGCATCACGTCCGGTTGCTTACTCTTAAGTAAGTCCTCAAACGAGTATCCCATACCCATCAGGTTAAGCAACCGTTGGTCTGCCAGCATCTGAGGCGTTCTAGGGTGGTTCATGTTGATGGTCGGGACCTTGGTATAGTCGGATACCTCTTCTCCTGCTACACCCTTCTTAACCTTGGGATATACTAATACGCCTTGGTCCTCCCAATACTTCCAAGTCTTCTGCAACAATGGAACTGGACCAATGTAGGCTATCCCGTTATCCTTCAACGCTTTAACCGTCTTGGAAGGAATACCTATACCCAAGATATCAGACAAGTCTTCTCCTATAGTTCCAGAACCACGACCACCGTACCCACCTCCTTCTCCCCTAATCTTTGCAAGTGCGGTTCCTGTGGCAATATCGGCTTTTGCTCTAGCCCCAATCTCGCGTATAGTATTAGAACTGCGTAGGTTCTCTAACACAATCGCTTGTTGTTGCTGAACCCGAGCCAATGCAATACGGTTCTCTTGTTCCTTTGCTAGGAGGGCAAGGGTCTGTTGATACTTGGACGGGTCTTGGGCATCCTTGCCAAGAATCTCGAGTTCAAGGGCAATCCTCTTTCCGTCCTGTACAAGGTTCTCAATCGTAAGTTCCAACTGCTTACAGGCAAGTTCTGCATACTTCTTGAAGTAAGGACGTTGAGCCTCTTCCTTATCAAGTGCAATTTGTAGTGACTTAATATACAACTCTTGAGCGGTAATACCCTGTTTCTTTGCCTCACGGTCAAGTGCCAAGTCCCCCTCAAGAGACTTAGCCCTTATCTCATCCATGTAAGCATTGGCCTTGGCCGATACCAACTGAGGCCCAACCAATGCGGCATTCTGCATTGCCTCCTGACCCTGTATTCCCATCTGCCTGTTCTGGATAGCGGCTTGTCTAGCCCTGTCTGCCATCTCAGACTCCATCTGCCACCGTTCCATCTTGTCCTTGTCTAGCTTCTCCATTCCAGCAAGATACCCACCCATCGCCTCTACCGTTGCTTTAGGCGCGGCAATGAACGCCAAAGCAGTTAGCAAGGACTGTAACGGTGAACCTACCTTCGGCTTGAACTTCTCAGGCATAGGTGTAGGCTTGTACTCAGGAATAGGATACTGTCCTAAGACTCCCGCCATACTCTTCAACGCATCAGGGTCGGTCGTACTTATCTTTGTCTTACCATCACCTGTCTTAAAGGAATACGTATCTACGCCTTCCTTCTGTTGACCCTGTGCTATTGGTTGTTTACCTTGTGACAAAGATTCTCCACCTTGTGACAAAGATTCTCCACCTTGTGACAAAGTTTGTGGCCCCATCAATCCAAGTAGGTTCAGATAGACAGCAGGATGCACGTTAGGCATCACATTAGGTTGGGGGTTAGGATTCCCCAACTGTCCCATTAACCCATGTTCTAGAAGAAACTGCTCAAACGACGGATTCATACTATCACCTAATCCTGAATAATCTCATCTGGTCCCGTTGCTATTGGTGTGTTGTAAGTAGTACCAGTCATTGCACTACCCCCACCAGTAGATGTACTTGGCGCACCCGCCTAAGCACCAAAGTATGCCGCCGCTAAACCACCTATCGGTTCTGCCAAACCCTGAGTCGGTGGCTTGTACAGCATCGGTCCCAACTGTGCCATTGCCCCTGCCTGACCACTCAACTTCCTCATTAACCAGTCATTGTATGCACGTCTCATCTGGCTTTGCGTCATCGCCGCGAACCTAGCACGGGTTCCCCCGAACTGAGACGCACCACCAAACCCCAACGCACCCATTCCCGCCATACCAGATGCCTGCTGGTTTGCTAACTGGTTATCGTAACTCTCCATTGTTTGTGCGACATCCATACGTGGGTCGTAGGAGAGAGCATTCCAACCAGATAGGTTCTGCTGTATTTGGTTCTTGTACCAATCTGGATACCCACCAGAAGAACCCGTTAGAATCGAACCTAGACTCATCACACCCCTCCTACTGGTACGGCTTGTAACCGCACCATTGTTATCGAACCAGTACCAACACACTTCCACTGAAGACTATCACCACTCGCATAAGGCAACCATAACGGTATACCACTCGTAAGCTGTCCTGACCATACGAGTGAACCACCCGCATATACAGTCCATGTCCAATCCCCCGTGAACTCGGCAAGTATACTCTGTACCGCGTTCTCGCTCATTAGACCCTTAGCATTCGTTCTCGTATACAACGGAGAGATATATGTCACCGTCTCCGTATCCGCATCAGGGTCGTACAGTCTGTATACCTGACCCGTAGCCCCACCAATCATCGCATTCCCACCATCAGCAGTAGGTTTGTATGCCCAACACGTAGGTTCAAACAACGTACCGTGTTCCGTAATGGCACGGGACTTGCCATCGAACACATAGTTCCCTGCTTCACCGCAGAACGCAGTAATCAGACCATTCAGTCCATCGTAAGTTAAGACCCAACTGGAACGTGACGATGCCGACTGCAACACCTTCTGGATAGGACCACTCAGCAGTTCATACTGCAACCGTGAGTCTACCGCATAGATGTCTCCGTTGGGGTCTATCTTGACGATACGACCATCTCCATCGTGACACCAAGCATACGGTCCACATATCCCGCCGGGGTGTCTGTGCGCCATATTGAACGGGTTCTCCGCTTGGCCTATCCTTGGACTGTCACCCTGCAAGATGCAGTCCCAACCCGCATCTGTCATCATAAGCAAGCCCGACCCATACTGTTGGGTAGTCGTAAGGCCGAACCTAGCCATCGCTACTATATTCCCGATATCACCTACCGGTAATTTCAGACCATTCAAATCCGTAACCATGTCTATATCAAGAAGGTCCGAAACCTCTTGTGGAGTTACGTTAATGAACGTGGTCGGGTCTTGCTTGTCGCTAATGTATATCCAAGGTCGCTTATAGAGAACCGTGCGGTCGTTGTACGTACCGATACACGTTCCACCCGTAGGAACTGCCGTTCTTCCCGTCACCAGATACGGATTAGCCGATATGTCATAGATGCTATCCGTGTATGACGTTGACCCTGCTACTGCATCACCTACGTAGTGATACCTTGTGGTTACTTCTTTATCCCGTCGCCATATCTTATCCACGTATCCAGTAGGAACATCGTCCGTACCGAAGTCCAATACTATCTCAGCACCAACACTACCCGCATCCACATCTTCCAACACGGCACTCTCAGGAGAGAGGAACTCCGTTTCCCAATCCTCACCATCACCTATGATAAGTGACCGTGTGCGAACGTAGTCACGCTTACCAGTCGTGCCTTCGTTGTAAGTTAACTCTTGAAAGTGAATAACGAACGCTTCTTCTGCCGTGCAGTACATTCCATACCACATCACTGAGTCTCTGGAACCTTCTGAGACACCAGACATCGGTAGTGTGACTGAGTTCTCACCAGCAGTTAACACAAACGGGATAGTCGTTCCAGACCAGTCAGTCTCACCCGTATCAATCGCCGCAGTCCCAAAGGCGAACGCCATATAGGAACCCACTTTGTTCGCCTTGGCATCGAACTTCATACGTACCACGGCAGACCAGTCTGGATATGCCAATGCACCTTGGTCAGTCCACGTTATGTCGTTATCCACCACAGACGTACCATCAGTAGGCCACGTCGGTTCCGTAGGGTCATCTGTTGTTCCCAATAATGAACCGGAGATAGCCGTCGCCTTGTAGTAATGCTGAGGCGTTGTAGGAGTTAACGGTTGGCAGTAGTCGCCTAGCCTTACACGCTTCCCTGCCGCCCATACAGGACGTGTATCCTTGTACCAACCGTCCTTGATAGCACAATCGCCGTCTGTGTTGTACAATAACGCATACGGCTCATCAAGCCCATACGGGTGCTTGGGTCGTATCCACACGGAATCAGCGGCGGTGAAGCCTGTAGCCTCCGGTGAACCTACCTTGTGGAATCCAAGCACGGCTTCTATGTCTAATATCTCTGACTCGGTAGCCAACGTATCCACGGAACTGGTATCCAGAACATTGATTGTTGCCGTCATCGCGCCATCAGTATTAAACGCTGGAAGGGTAGCCGTAACGATTCCACCTAACCGATAGTCATACCAATGCAAACCACCAGTAGAATCCCCCGTATCAATGAACAGACTGCGGTTGGCATCCAACTGTGAAAAGATTACGGGAGACGTGCCATTGGTCAACGCAAACTCGGTAGCGTCGTACTTCGGAACCTCTACGCCATCGGCATAGACCTTGGTTCCATCAACCGTCAGCATATTTCCTATTGCATAGTTCATGTTACGTGCCAAGTCATCCCGCGTAACGTACTGGTTGTATCAGGACTTTCCACATCTACCTTCATACCCTGTAACGGAAGCAGACTATATTCGTCCATCCGTGCATTGGTAGCCTGAAATGCCTTGCGTATCATACGCGGATTGTGATGCAAGTCTATACCGGGAAGTACCGTCTCTTGTAGGATTACAATGTTCATAGGTCATACACCACATAGATTGGGTCTTCCGTGATGTCGATAACTTCTGTATCAACCGGAAGAATGGTCCCGTCGTATCGGTAGATTCCCCTCACCGTGTCTGGGACGGAGTAGGTGGGGAAACCACCCTCAAGATAAGCCTTGTAAGGATAGGTAAGGCCTGTATTGCCTGTCAACTCAATCGTCCCGATTGCGTTCAGCATACACTCAATTTTGGCGTTCTTGCCACCTCCACCAACCAACTCAATATCCGGACGAGAGGTATAGCCACGATTGCTCTGCCCAAGAAAGTGCATCTGAGCGGAGATAATCCTGCCGTTGGAAACATAGACAATACCCTTAGCCTTTCGGGTCGGGGTTCCTCCACCAACAAACCTCATATCAGGTGCGCTTGTGTACCCGGAGCCTGAGTTGATGATTCTCATACCGAGGTCGTTGAATCCGTCGGTGTAGGAACCAAGGCAGTCCAGTTTCGCCGTCCCAGCCAGACCTTCCGGTCCATCAACCCAACGAACGGCAGGGGCGGTCACATAACCAAAGCCTGGATATGGGGTCGCTATATGCAGTGTTCTCTCACTATCCAGCCATGTCTTCACGATGGCGGGAACCAACTTCTCGGCCCACAAAACCACAACGTTGGAGGTTCCGTTTGTGAAGACGATTTCGTGATGGTTTGGGTCGGTTGATGCGTCCTCCACAAAGGTATATCCATCCAGTAACCTCCGCATCTGATTGGCGGCATAGTAGCCGAGTTTGGGGGCTTCCGCAAGACGGATGTGCCCCATCTGCGCTTTCAACACGGCTTGTCCAGCTACCGTCAAGCCCGTTCCATTAGCGGTCGGAAGAGTATCCAAGGTGTACTTAAAGGTGTTCGTGGTGCAGTTGTGGACAACAAACGTACCGTTATAACCTGCGGTAGTCCCCGTCCCTCCTGAAATAAGAACACTGTCTCCATTAACGAGTCCGTGGTTCGACTTCGTGATGGTTGCATATCTGGTAACCGGGTCCCACGTTCCAGACGCTCCGGTCAACGCAGATGTGGTTGCCGCCGCAATCGCAACCTTTGGGACCAGAACCTCACAGGTGATGGTCCCTGCCGCATTACTGCCGGGGACAGAAGACATAACATACTTGAACGTCTTTGTCGTGGGAACTTCGGTTATGTAGAAGGTTCCATTGTATGCAAGCACGGTAGAACCGGAGATGATGACCGCATCGCCAACAGAGTAGCCGTGGTCGTCCACGGTGGTTACGGTAGCGGTCCTGACGTTATCCGTAATGCTTTCCACGGCTTTCGGGAGAAATCCACCACCGGGATTCAGAATCTTGATGTCGGTAACCTTGCCACCCTTCAGCCAAGCCCTGAGGACTGGTTCCTGAACGGGCTTGTTCCCGCATGTGATGACGGGGTTCTCGTAGTTGTTGCCCTTGTCCCGCACCAGCACAGACCTGAGATGTGCAACTGCGCGTTGAGGCCATACCACATAAGGTCCCACATTGGTAAACACCAGAAGGTCTGCCGCCCTGCCGACACCCAGCGGGTCAGCACCGGATGGGGCTTCTATGGCGATACGGTAATCTATCTGGTAGGGTTGACCGGGGTCCTGTATCTGACCCAGTGCTATCGTGTTCGGGTATGCCCCGTGGTCAACGATTTCAACCCCCTGAACCATCCCGTCCATCAGGATAGCCTTGCAACGCGGCAGTATCGCAGGCTCGGAGAACTTCACGTTGGGGGCAAGCGTGTAACCTGAGCCGCCCCTCCAGACATTGCACTGTCTGACCGATTCCGCACCTTTGACCCACATGTAGACTACGAACTTGCCATTGAAGTCTGTGTCAGGAGTTATCGTCAATGCATCAGTGGACAATGCTGTAAGTTCCAGTTGCGGAATGGAACGTTCCACGATAAAGACTTCATTGGCCTGCCCACTACCAACAAGTGTCGAATCTATGAACTCCGCATCGCTTACATCAGGGGTTGCTTCATTCGCATTGGCAAGCGTTAATCCTCCAGCGGTAATCGTCAAACCTTTGCCAGCAGTTGGATTCGTGCTCATGTACAAGGCGAAGACATAAGTTACCCCAACCTCTAAAGCAATCTTCGATGTAAGTGCTTCCACGTTTCCTGTTGTGTGCTGGAATCCGTTCACGTTCTCGGAGGGACGTGCGCGGGAATGTTCCCATCCGGTTCCATAAGTCCAGTCTCCGTAGTAGTCGAAGATGAGTTTGTCACCCCACGCCTCTGCCCTGACCCCTCCCTCCGGCGGGTCATCGAAAGTCACGTAGGCATTCTTGAGAACCTTCTGAGCTGTGCCACCACCAAGGAAGTCGATATACTGGTGACCAGTGGTTGTGTCATCGGGCATCAACTTCAGCGAGAACCTTACGGTCCCGTCGAAATCTGCGGTCGGGGTCACGGTGAAATTATAGTCACTGGTAATCTCGGTGCAGGTCGGGAACCACGACTTGTCTGCGGTTACACCCGCGATGGAGTCATTGCCAAGAGAAACGGTAATACTCCCGGCGGTCCTGCCAATAATCAGGATATCCACCCGGTACATCGTGTTATCCACTGTCGGATAGTAGGTGTTGGTCAACCTGTCGGTATAGGTTGCAACAATGGTTCCTGCGGCAACGATGGTCTTCCCAACTACGGTTATCAGTGCATCTTCAACATCAGCGGCTAGTGCATCGATGGCGAACGTAAACGTAGTAGCATCGGCAGTCACAACGGTTTTGTCACCATTGTAATATGCGTCGTTGGCCCCGCTTATTGTTACAACATCTCCAGATTTAAAGGTGTGTCCCGGTGCAGTACAAGTAGCGATAACCCCATCGGAACCAACCGTTGCTTCAAGGTACGTGGCAGGAGTAATCGGATAAGTAAACACATCATCTGATACGACTGTGATTTCAACTGGGGTTGCCTTATTGAACTCGGTGTCGGAGGAACCAGAGATAACAACCGACTGCCCTGTGGTGAAGCCGTGGTCAACCTTCGTGAATGTTGCCAAAGCACCTTCAGATACCAGTGTCGTTGCGGTAACCGGGCCTGGGACAGTCTCCAGCGGCGTGTAGAGAAAGCCGTCCGTGTTATCCCCGCTCCAACCGGAAACGGTCGGGTAATCCCACGTTGTAGCCGTAGTCAGCAGTTCTGCCCCAAGTTTTCCAAGCCGAACCCCGGTGACCGCACCCGCATCACTCAGGATAGCCTGCCCTACGGCTTGTTCAGGGTCTACGTTGGCAACCCCGCAGAACGTGATTTCGGGGTCCTCGTAGAATGCGCCAGCTCCTATCACCTCCACATCGTTGATATAAGACTTCGTTTCAAGCGCGTCCAGCGAGGTGTCGAACGTACCGCGAGAGGCTTTCCCTCCGACAAATGTGAACGGGTGAGTGTCCCGTTCCTCACACAGACCATAGGTGTCCTCACCTCTGGCATAACCATAGGAACGCCACACGATGTTACCGCTTGCAACTACCGGACTTGGAACCGTGTAAGGTGTGTAGGTGAAACTGGTTTCATCCACCTTGGTTATCTTGTACGAACCGTCAAACGCAGAAGGCTTGGACCCCACAATCGTCACCCAATCATCGTTTGCCAGTCCATGCGGTCCCGTGGAAACCAGTGTCGCCACGGAATCGGCATACGACAGTTTCTTGACCGTCATATTCTTCTGTTTGAAATTGACGTAGTTCAGGAACGGGTCGATGAAGAAGTCATCGTAGTGGAACCAGTATGTGCAGGGGATTCCGACCGATGAGGCCCAAGCCATGAATCGGACAAACTGCTTGGCCGATTCCTCCTCGTCGGTATAGATGTACTCACGTTGCACCGGATAGCCGTGGTTATGCCATTGATGCACCCGGTCCATCGAATATCCAATCTCGGTAACCACCAACGGTTTACGCCCCAGTTTGGCTATCCGTTCGATTTCCATTCTGGCATTCTCGGAGGGGGTCACTAAGGTATAGGGATGTATGCTCACGTAGTCGGCATCGGCACTACCACCGGAGCGGAAGTATCTCTGGTAGTAATCGTCCAGCCAAGGCTCGGTCCACGATGCCGTGACAAATCCACGTTTTCCCGATAACAGTGCCGCTCCCCCTCCGGTGATGATGGTCGCATGCTTGTTGACGTTCCTGATGACACGGCAGGTCTTTGCTACAAACGACCCTGCCAGTTCCGGTTGCGGTGCAGGTTTCCAGAAGTTACCGTGAGGCTCGTTCCATATCTCGTAGAAGACCCGCTTGTCCTTGTAGCGGGTCACAACCTCGGTGACATATGCTTCCCAAGCGTCCCAAGCCTCTCCTGTCAGCGGGGGGTGCATGGAGGACGCACTATACAGCGCATTTCCGTAGGACAGGATGAAGAGGACGCTGATGCCGCGACTGGTGCATTCGTCCACAATCTCGTCCGCCGCCTCAAATGTGTACACACCTTTCGAGGGTTCTATCCCATTCCAACCGAAGGAGACGCGAACGGAGGTGAACGTCTCCGCGATACGGTCCCAACCCTCGCTCGACATATTGAGTCGCGCAACGTTGGAGACGTTTATGCCCATCGTTCTTTCAAACTTTTGAGTTAAGCTTGGTATCATAGGTCGTCCAAATGCGGGTCGGTCGGGTCGGCTATAATCGGGGTGGTAGTTTTAGTATCCTCGTCGAAGTTGGCAATCATGTTGTAGTAGAGCGCGGCTGAATCGACGAAGACCGCTTCCATGTCGAACTGAACCGTTTCGGCTATAGCCTCCCAGTCAGGTTCATTCTCGTCGAAGAAGGTTTCGGTACTGTATGTGGTTATGTTCTGTGTGCTCATGATTCTATCGGATACCAAAGTCTACAGGTATCTCCCGTATCGAAAGTGAATCCAGACCGTAGCGTTCCGGTAACAACCGTTGTTCCTGTAACTGTAACATTGAATATCTCACCCAAGTCCTGCGAGATAATACGACATTCCGTAGTATGGTCTGCATGGATTGAAGGAAGTCCTAATGCCGTTAGGTCGAAAGATACCGTTGAACTATTAGCCGTTGGGGTTGTATCAGTATACTTCCACCGAACACCCTCAGCATAAGATGTAGTCGTACTGGTATAGGTAACTACCGTTGTGGGGGTTGCGGAGACAGAGGCGTAGGGTTCTATAAAACTATAGATAGGCTTATTCCCAAACCCTTGGGGGTGAAGTCTTTTAATACCGCCACCAAAATTGGCCCTCCAACGTTTTGCTCTATTGAGCACGTCTTCGGCCTGTCTCCGCAATTCGGGCATCCACATGGCAGTAGAGGGGTCATATCCCAAGGTAGGACTGAGCCTGACCGCCGCTAGATATGCCGCCGCCTCATCTATCTCTACAGGAAGTTCACTAATTGGAGCAGTATCAGATAACGGTCCAGCCGCGCCAACCATCTCCACGTTAATACCACTCTGAATGGAAGTCGTAGGTGTCGGCCATAGGTTGACACAATAACCTAGAGTCTGCGCCTTTTCCGACGTTCCCCAAGGGTCATCCCATATCTCCCGTAAGCCAACCACAGAGGCCCATAATCGTACCTGATAGACTTGTGGGTATGTGATACCGCCAGAGTCGGGGTATGCGGGGAAGTAGGATAGCAACGTCGGTACTGATAGACGTTGGAGTTGTCGTGCGGGTAGTCCGGTAGCATCAAGTACGCTTACACTAAGGACACGTTCAGGTGTCCATAGACCGAGCATATAGTTTGCTTCATCGGCTACCGCATCCAGAATGACTGTCTGGCTTTCAGTACCAGACAGGTCCGACCATACCTCACGTCTACACATATTCCAGTGTTGAAGTATGGTCGAATCAGTCAGGGAAGGGTCCGTGGGTGAACGTCGAAGCAGACCCCTGATTAGTGTCGTGCCATCAGATAGAACCACGGAAACCTCCGATTACGCAATGCTGGAACCAAGAATCAACCAATTCGTACCATCGCTTACAACGTGTAGATAACCGTATGCCTTGGCGATGACGATACCTGTCGAGAATGCTGTGCCGTCAAATGCACCACTTGTACTAGACTTCACTGTACAAGCCGTTGCGACATTGGCTACGTTCTTGATAAAGTATACCATTCCCTTATTTTCCGCCGATGGAGTCGGAAGCGTTAATGTAAACGCACCACCAGTTGGGTCAACACGAATGATACCCCCCGTTGCTGGAGCATTAGCAGTTGTAGTAATCGTAGTTGCACAAGGTAGTTTTGAACCACCTGTAAGTGTCGTGATTCCAGTAACAGCAAGTGTTGAAGCAATCGTTACTGCACCCGCTGCTGATACCGTGAACTTATTGGTACATATCGCCAATGCACCATCTTCCGCCACCGTGAACTTATTGGTACATATCGCCAATGCACCAGTCGCGGCCACCGTGAACTTATTGGTACATATCGCCAATGCACCAGTCGCGGCCACATTGAACTTGTCAGTAGCGATTGCTAATACACCATCTTCCGCAACCGTGAATTGCGCGTAGTCCGTGCCTACATTGAGTGCGAGGGCATTGACCGTATCAGTTGTATACGTCCCCCCATTTACCACTCCGTATCCTACTGCCATATCAATCCCCTCCCATCCAAGTGAATTCTGAGTAACCACCTACTGCTGCTGTTGGAGCCGTGTCTACGTGAACCTCTACTGCATCTCCGGGATTGAGTATTTCTACCCCAAGAAACGGCTCAAGTTGTGTTGCTCCAGCCGCCATCGTTCCAGCACCCGCCATCGTCACGATATATTCAGTGTTAGGAGTCTTGAAACTTACAACACCAGCATCAGTTGTTCCAGCAGTCACACCATTGGTTATAGAGACTCCACCTGTAAGGTAGAGTTGGTGGTTAGTATTGTTCTGCCATCGGACTATCTGGTTAGTGTTAGCCCAATTAAAGTGAATCCTTGCCGTTCCTATTCCCATCATTTACTCCTTTAGAAGTAAGCCCCCCGTTTCCGAGGGGCTTTCTCATCGTTACTCCCAGAAGAGTATGACATGACCAGTTGAAGAAGTAGTTGCGGCAACGTCTATTTCGACAATAAGTACATCTCCTGCTTCAAAACAGTTAGTCGTAGAAGTTACTACAGCACCACTAGCACCTACCGTTGCAGTTCCAACAATGTCTTCGTAAACTCCCGTCCATGCCGCCTGCGTTTTCGACCACGTTACCGTGGCAAGCAAATCGCCAGTATCAATCGCACCTTTCCAGACCTTGACCACAAGGGCCGTGGTGTCCGATGCTTCAATACCATTGACTACCTCTACACCCTTTAGCGTTCTTCCCGGCGCACCCGTAGGAATTGTCTCTCCATAGATGACGCTTCCCGCAGTTGTCTCAGGGTCAAACGCAATGGTCTGCATAGTTGGTGTTATATTGGTCATCTTATTTACTCCCAATAAAGGTGAACAAATCCGGTTGTCGCACCTGTTGCCTTAACAGCACGTACAATAATCAGAATGTCACCTTCGTCGAACTGCGTGTTTAGCGTCGAACTAAGTACACCACCAGATACTCCAGCAGTTATTACAGGTGTAGCATCCGTATATACCCCCGTCCAAGCCGCTTGGTCTACTGCCCATTCTACCGTAGCCAACAGATTAGCCGCCGTAATCGAAGTCTTGTACACCTTGACGGTGAACTTGTCAGACCCATTTGCGGCAGTAATCCCATTGGTTACTGCAATACCTTTGAGCGTTCGACTTGGCGCACCCGTTGGTATTGTTTCTCCGTATAGAACAGTAGTAGGCCCTGCGGTCGTTGTAGGGTTACAAGCAATGGTCTGGACTGTTGGGTGAATGTTTTGCATCTCTGTATCCTCCAGTCTTTCTTAATGGCCTACAACTTGAATAACACGAACCTGATTGTTGGCTACATCAGTGGCATCATTACCCCAAAGCAACTTAACACCCCAAGTTCCGCGCATCACGACACGGTGGAACCGTGCGCCATCGGCGGAAGGGTCAAGATACAGACGGGGAGCAAGGGCAGTCGCTTCGGCAACGGCATCATCGGCAACCATAAATCCACCACCAACGAATCCGGGAGTCGTTACCGGAGAGATGGCGAAGTTATCTTCGATGAACGTAATGCCATTCCATCTTACCAACTGTCCATTAACCGTTGGGGCAGATTCACGCGCACCCTGATACGCACCAATCAACGTCGCCTGAATCCGACTATCACGCAAGATACAATCCAGCGTAGTAGCAGGAGCATGGAAATGATACGTACCATCAGGGAATCGCGGGGCTTTGTAGGTATCGCGCAACTTGTTCTTGATTGCCACGATGTCAGCAGAGTCAATGTTTCGCGTTGCCGCAGTCGCATGAGTACCATCGGTAATCCACGTTCCCGCACCCGCGCCAGCAGTACCAGTCGGGGCATACTTCACGAACGTAGCAACCAACTGGTTGAAAATCAACGCATCACGGGTTTCCGCAAGCCATTGTGCCAGTTCTCGCTGAATGGCATTGTTAATATCGTATTCGGCCAACTGTTCCAGAAGGTCCGTGTGCTGAACAGCAATACCGTATTCGTACAAGGTGAGTGTCACGTTGTCGAACGGCATGGTCGCATCGGGGGTTCGGGCAGTCTCGGCCAGAGGGGTAGTCGTATATTCCTGAGTCAAACGTCCAGCACGGGTGACTTTGATATTCTGTCCACCCTTACCACCTTTGACGCTTATCGTGCGGGGAATAGAAGTAAGCGTACACTGAGCCTTCGCGTATTCGCGAAGTTGTGAACTAAGTTTATCTATGGCTACGGTTGAGCCTAGATTACCAAAGTTCATTGGACTTGTAACAGCCATCGTATGCCTCCATAGTAAAGTTTCAATAACGAAAGAGATTCGCTCTTGCCACTTAACTCGGCACTACGATGGTAGAGGTCCCGACCTTTCGGTTCGGCTCAGTCGTGGTGGTCCCGGCCAGTTCGCTTGAGTTTTATAAGGGTACGGTCAACCAAGGGGTGAAACCGCTTGCAATGTCAAGTAGAGAAACCGTACCCTCAACCCCACGGTACTCTACAAATCCTAGTTTGTCAAGTACCTTGCAAGATATTTCTTACTTATTTTCAAGTCACCACTTAGTAACATCGTCATCAACGCTTGTGCCTACACCGGACCTTGCGGTTCCTCCCACTGGTTTGACCGGAGGTTCCTGTGTTTTAGGTTTTGCTTGAGTGACTTCAGATTCGAGGGCTTTGGTAAGTATCGTTTTGACTGACCGTGCCAATAGTTCTGCGTTCTTGGCGAAGTCGTTTGCGAATCGTCCACCTTGGGCAAGTTGTGTAGATACTTCTTCCACCAACGGTTTGACGTTTTGCAGTTCAGGATACATTGAGAAAAACTGTTGTTCTGCTTTCTTGGCTGTTTCTTCATACTCAATCGCTTTCTGTTTCGTCTCTCCGATATCGTACTCCATCATGCGCGTCACGTAGGTGGCGTTGCCCAAGTTCAACGGGTCAACGGCATCCACGTATCCAGCATCGTCCGTGTTCCACACGATACCATGTGCCTCTCCGTACCTGATGAACGTCTCATTGTTCAACTGTTTGAGCGGAGGGATTCTCACGATAGGAACGAAGTCTACGAGAGGATTCCACTGAGGTTCCTGTGGAGCGTAACGTTCAGCCTGTTCTTTTGCTCTCCGCGCCTCAAGTTCCTTCTCGTTGATGACCCGTTGTGCTTCCGCGTTGGCTTTCAGAACATCGGCAATAGTCTTGTACTTTCCGTTGATAAGACCATTAGAGTCTCTATATTCAAGAAAGGGGTCTTCCTCTGTGACTTCCTCCTTCGCCTCTGCCTTATCTTCCGGTTCCTCTTTCGGTTCTTCTGCTACCGTTTCTTCTTCGGTGTCAGGAACCAACTCCGGTTTGGCTTCCGTCTTACCGTCCTCTACAACCAACTCCGCTTCCCAACTGGTTTCATCTATCATAAATCCCCCCTTGCCAACTGCTTATATACATCTGCATGGACTTCTAGCGACATAGCCAACTTCCTCAAGTTCATCATTCCCGCACGAATATCCAGCAATTCTTCATAGGTAGGAGTCGCTTCATCTGTCAACTTACGAAGCAATCTATAACACTCTGCTTCAAACACTTCGTTGAACAGAGGTCTAGCCGCTTCCATCTGAAGGACTTTTTGCTCACGTCTTGCCAACTCGCCGGGACTTGGTTTCACCAGTTACTCTCCAACTCATTATCTGATATGTCTCTACCGGATAGTGTGACAACTTCTCCTTGTGACCGTCCGTAAGCAGATGCAGGGGGAAGTTTCTCAAACTCAATCTTGTCCACTTCGTAAGGGAACAACCATACAAACATCCCTCCTACGTGTTGCAACCTTTCCTTAATCTGCTTCAACTTCAATGGGTGAATGTCGGTAAGAGGACCGATAACATAATGAATCTCATCATGTCCTGCGGGTCGGAATGCAGGAACCAGACACATTGCCTTGCCTTGATACTCATGCACTGGATACTTACCAACCGATTCAGGTACGACATTCGCTTCTGCTGAGATAGCCTTGTCCAAGGCTTCCTGAATGATTCGCCTTAGCATCACACGGTTCTTACCGATGGATTCAACTTCATCCAACACACCCAACGACTTGGCATCTTTGGGTAGGTTCTCTGCAATAACGTCTATCCTCTGGTCGAGAAACGTTGCGGGGTCTTCCATGATACTGGATACTTTTACGTTCATACTTCTCCTTTAGCCTTGCATAGGTGGACCGGATATCTGTGGTGGTTTTGCTGACTGCGCCATCTGTTGCGCTTGCATTGCCGCTACAGGGTCGAATCCCTTGTCAGCGTCTTTGATTAACAGTTCATCGGGGTCTACCCCACTTGAATAGGCAGACAATCTAAGAATCTTGGGAACGTTGAGAAGTGTGGGACCGCCGGGAAGCATCAATGCCGTCTTCACAAACGTAGCCATCGCGCCTTCCGTCTCGTTCTTGGTAATGACACCAGTGATACCCGATACCCTTACGTTCATCGGCTCATTCATAGCCTGTTGTATCACTTCCATCGCGGCCTTCCACTCTGGTGTACCCTTATCCACATGACCTTCTTCTTCTTCCAAAGGCGCGGGAGGCATACCAACTTGCATTCCTGCCTCTGGTCCGTACATCTGACCTACCTGTTCCCGTAACCGCTCAGTCTCCTGTTCACGCAACATAGCCGCAGTCTTATTGACAGCTATCTGCAATTCGGGTTCTATCAGGTCAAGCACACGCTCATCGGTCAAGTCCACATACATCTGGATAGAACGAACCAGTCTTTCCACTAACCTTCGCAATACGTTATCTTCATACGCCGCCGCTATCGTCGTGAGTCCACGTTCCGCGTTGGCCTGTTTTATCTGGACTTCGCCCAACGTGATATCTGCATTGCCACGGTTCTCATTCAAACCCTGATAGGTCTTCGTGATTCCCGTCGCCTGTTCAAACTGCTGTTCTAGAATCTGGAACAAGGCAAACGCCGCTTGCGGGAACTTGCCCGTATCCACAGGCATCAATGGCGGCCCATCACCCTGTCTCTGCACAATCAGGGTTCCCGGCTGAACCCCGTTGTCCACTAGGTCTTCCAGACTAGCCGTGGTAATGTCCTCTTGCCTGATGATGAAAGCTCTTAACACGTCATACGCTAACCCGTCCATCATACGCCGCATCAACTGGTTCATCAGGGTCGCTACCGGAATCGCGTCTTCGATGTACGAACGTGCATACGCACCAAAGATGCGGGGCATCAAGTCAGCATCTATGTAACTGGACTTCATATCACCCCAAGGGTCTTCTATGGGTCCGAACAGCAGTTTTTCCTTGTTACCCACCACGCAATACGCATAGTTATAGGCCAGTTCGCCTGTTTCGTCGTACAACGGACCCCAATACTCATCCACCAGAATGAGGTGGTCCTTGTCGTTGCTGGATAGTAGGTCAGTCGTGGGAGAAACGTCCTGTATGAACTGCTGGATAGAGGAATCGTACCTTGCAGGAGCCGCAGACTTGAGATATTCTATGTTCAGCATATCCCATTGCTTCATACCACCTTCACGCTTGACCGTTGCCCAAGGGAGGACGCTTGTTTGGCATATCCATTCGTCCCTACCGCTTGGGTCACGTATCAAACAACGCATATCCACGTTCTCTATACGGCAAAATCCCTTCCACTTCTCAAAATCAGGGATAACTATCATAGCAGGAGAACATGTCAGGAGGGCAGACACGATATGAGGCTCAATGAGCGTGGAGAAACGGCATTCATCTAGGTTATGGCGTATCAATGCCGTGTAAATCGGGGCAACAAGGTCGCCAAACGGAGACGTCCCTGAGATATCGTACCATTCCTTAGCCCCCTTGATACTTGCATCCTTTACAGAAGCCGCAATAGCGTTCACTGCTCTTGAAATCAGGGGCAAAGTGACCCCACATTGCCAAGGGAGAAGCCCAACATCATCGTAATCGTTGTTGTATGCCCTCCAATTCGCCCTCCAAGTCTCTCTGAGCGACAAGGATTCGTCCAGTCCAGCCTTGAACCTTGTATTAATCTGCGCTACAATCTCAGATTCGTTCAGTTTGGGCAGTTCTTCAACTGGTTCTTCGATGTCTTCTATGGGTTGACCCACATCTTCCATCGGGATTTCTTCATTCATCAGTCACCTTCGCTTTCAACACTCTCTCGGACGGACTTCACGAGAAAGAGCATCGCTTTGTGCAAGCACGGATAGCACACTGTTACGGTCGGAAGGTCAAGCAAGGTGAACTTGTGCCGCTCCTTGATGTTGGTCATCTGCTTTCCACAAGCATCGCAAGTGGAAAGTTCGTAGCCTATCCTGTGTGTTTCACTCGTCATGTCAGTCTTCCTCTGTCAACTGCAACATGGCCCAAGCCAGTTTCCTAGTATTGCCCTTGTTCAGACCCGCTTCGTTCTTATCTTCCGGTGTCAATTTTAGGTTAACGCCGCCAATATCGTTCTTTGCTATCGTAACCTCTACCTCTTCCCGCTTCTCTTCCTGTTCTTCATTCGTCTTTCGCTTCATCTTCTACTCCTAGTACCATCTCTAATGTCTTTCATACTGGTCGCCTGAATCTCCTTTCTGTACCGCTCATCACTCGACTGGTCAAGTCATCCATGACACTACCGTACTTCTCCATCGCGCCAACGAACACGTCCAGACAGTCATCGTGTGCACTCAACGGGAACGACAATATCTCCGGTAGGAATATATCACTCCACCAGTTTCCTATACTTGGCGGTCTGAATCTCCTAGCCTCAACCAACGGGGCAACACTCCTTGCCCTCATCAACTTACCCACTTTAGGAACTTTTACGGGAACAACGTTAACCCGACTCCCTCTCCACCTCTGAATCATCAATGCACCCGCCGCAGTATCCTCAACAAACTCTCCCTTATACAGCCCGCCAAACCGTCTGGTGTTGTCCATATAACTGGTTTCCAAGGCGTTGCTGATGACATCACCGGACCAGTGACCCGCTATCCCACTCACACCGTACAACAAGCCGTCCTTGCCCCTAGCAACCGTTATCCCTGCCGTCCTGTCGTTCGTCTCATTTTCCTTCAACGACATGTCCCACCGTGTCCACACCTCATCCAGCGGTGGCAATACGGTCCACGGTTCATTAAACCATTCTGCCTTGAACTCCAAACCAGAACTGCCAGTAGGACTGAGCATGTACAACGCATTCCAAGTCCGTTGCCCAACCTCCTGCTCAATCAACTTCAACGCTTCATCGCTAAACCGTTCGGGCCAGTAGGGTAATCCCAACTCGTTCCGCGCAGGAATCTTGATAACACGCCAGTCACCCTGCTGTAACGCACGATGGTAGATATCGTCTTCGTGCCAAGGCGTTCCTCCCAATACGATTGCCGCATCGGGGGCTTGCCTTGTCATGAATTCAGACTGCCACCAGTCCCATAAACTGTCCCTCTGTATCTGTGACTCTGCCGCTTCAGCACCTTTCACCAAGTCATCGGCAACTGCTAGGTGGAACCCGTGTCCAGTAATACCACCACCGATACCAACGGACCTGAATCCCCCCCTGTTCGGCCTAGCCAATTCCCATTGAGTGATGCTCTGCGCGTCGGCAGATACAGATATCCTAGGAAACACAGACTTAAAACGCTCATCGTCCCTGACCATGTTACGTACACGTCTTGAGAACAGATTGGACAAATCGCTTCCATAAGCCGTGTGAATGACACGCTTGTCGGGGTTCTTGCCAAGAAAATACGCAGGGAAGTGAACTGAGAACAACTCACTCTTTCCTGCGCGTGGGGGTAATTGTATCAACAACCGCTTGCAGTCGCCGCGCTCGACATCCTCCAATGCGGTACAGATGTCCTTGTGGAACCATGCAGGAATCCACCACGAACTCATGTACATGGTGAACCCCATAAACCGTTCCTTCGCTAGCGCGGCGATAGCGTTGGCTACGTTAGGACTGGTCAACCCATCCTGTGTCTTCGTCAATGTCTCCTGCATCGCTTCCTTCTATGGCTTCCACGGTATACTCAACGTCCAATGCATTGAGTATCCGCTTCGCTTCACTGATAGTCATATCCACTTGTACCGGACCACCATCAGGACCACTCATCACGACATTCCGTGTATTGCCAAACCGCTTCGGGTCGCCTCTCTCCAACGCCCATCGTGCCGTCTTCAAACTCTCAGGGTTGATTCGTCCCTTCAACGCCTTCGTCACATGCTCCCGCGCCTTCTCAGTCAATCCCTCCTGCCACAGAGTCAATGCATCTTCGTGCCGTTGCCTGTACACCGGATTACTCCTGATGTATCCGTAATACTCGGTATAACCAATCCCCGTCTTAGCACAGGCTATCTTGACATTCCCGCAGTCGGCCAACAAGTCCAATACACGATTGACCCTGAACTTTATGCTCTTGGGATTTCTCTCTTCGTAAAACTGTTTCGCGTCGTGGTACTCATTGAACAACACGGTGTTGTTCTTTATATGCATCATAATCTTGTTATACGATACACCCGTTCCTTCCAACGCCTCTCTTACCGTCTTCCCAGCACGTAACCGACGCAAGAACTTGTTCCACATCGGTTCGATATCGCGCCAAGGAAGAGGCTTTCCCATCTTCACACCACGCTTGGAACGCAACTGAATGGCTCGACCACTCGCTTCCATCTTCGTGTGGTCACCCGCATCTATCTGTTTCTGACGTTCGACCTTCTCTTCTTCCGTCAGGTCTTCTCCCTGTACTTCATCGTCCTCTTCTTCGACAAACTCATCCGCAACATTCCCTGCCGTCTCCTTCGGAAATATCTTCCTAGGCATCTCTCTACCCCTTCCCATCCACCAACGCACATATCTCATCGAAGTCGGGACGCTTTACCACCTCCGACCATATCAACCCGTTGTGCGTCACCGTTCTCCCACCCCTAGCCCTTTTGTATGTCCTGCGCTCCGCTTCTTCTACTATCTCCATCCTACGATACCAGTCGGCCTTCTCAGCATCGTCCTTCCATATCGCATTCACCCTTACCCATCGGTTATCAACAACTGTCTTCATTTCTTTTTACCTACTCCAACAAACTCATCACCCGATTAAGTCCTCCAACGTTCGGTGTACCTCAACCAAACGCAACAACTCTTCCAATGCCTTCTCACGCTCACAACCACAGGACGCATACAACCAACCCACAACCGCAGTCAACAACTGGTCGTGTGCCACCTTCCACAAATCCTTCTCTTCGCACACCAGTTCTCGTACCATCATACTCACCTATAACCCATCCCCCCCCTTTTGTCAACCCTCACACCTCATGACGCTTTAAGAATTAGTTCGGTTTCAAAACCACTTGACAAGACTTGACTTCTCAACGTATTCTGGGGAGGGGAGGGGGAGGGGTCAGGGCCGAGAGCCTCAAGCCTAAGCCTAAACCTAAACCACCACAAGCTTAAGCTTACTAGTTAAGCTTAGAGCTTAAGCTTTCTGCTTTCTTCTTCTTCTTTACTCCACTTTCTTCTTCTTCTTTCATCTTTATCACCGCTTACTTGCAAGTAACCCTGCACAAACTTCCCTCTTTCACGCTTGGCCTTTTCAAATCTATAGAAATTTTGGAGAGAACTTTACGCTCAGAGTTTCACACTCGACAATTTTATCAGGATACTTTACTCACGTATATATCTCTAAAGCCCGGAGGCGCACGTGGAATCCGCAGGGGGGGGTCTCCGAATCTTGACTTACCTTAGTCTAGAGTCAGGATTCATTATGCAAGTTATGCTGGGGTCCGGTTTACAAGCGTGAAAATGGGTCGCATATAGATGAACGGGTACATTGTAAATCGCAAGCGCGGGTCGTCTATGCACGGGGCGACGGTGCACCGTCGCCTTTACATGTAGGGTGTCGCCATTCATTTCACAACGAAAGGATAACTATAATGGCCGCACATGAACCGCGAATGCGCGGAACAATCACGAAATGCGCATATGACAAAGATGCGCATACACTTACAATTGAATGCGCGCTCGCTGATAAGCCGTTCAATAAGGGCAAGGACGCGAAGCGCAACATGTGGATAATGGGATTTGGTAATGTGGACGTGAAGGGCGACTATTCGTCCATCACGCTTCGCGTAGATTCTTCAGAACCTGTGTAAACCAACATGCGACACCCTACACACTTAAGGGCTATAGGCTATACGCTTATAGCCCTTATCTTTACCTATCCTCTTTAGAATTATTCCAAGTCTAACTCTAACATTCACGCTTGCTAAGCGTCCGAGCATAGGGCGCAAACCTATGGGCAAGGCAAGGCGCGCCAAATGCCCATAAACGGCCCTAGACGGCCCAAATAGGGCCGTTCGCCCCATTTCAGGTGTCCCATACCTTCCAAGCGTCAAACCTTCCCGTTGGGCATTCTAGGACCACGCCACGCTCAGAGTAACACATTTTAACACGGTTTCCTTAGAACTATTCTAATTCCATTCTGAGCGTGAACCTAGTCTGTAACACCATGTAACACATGACCCATCCTAGCCCTACCAAGTCTACAGTACCGGATACTTCCCTATTCTACCCATGTGCCCCTTAGAGTCCGTATCCTGACCCTATCCAGTCCATCGTACTGAGGAAGGAACGCTATCGGGTTACTTGCAAGTAAGATGCAAGTAAGATGCAAGTAAGTCTACGTGACTATGCAGTATCCAAGCGTAGTATAGAGACTGTGTATTTGTGTGTGATGTGGGAAAGATGCCTGTTCCATAGAGGAAGGTACGGAAAGAATGGGTAGTATATAGGGCGCGGCGAACATCGGTTCGGCAAGTTTTGGCTCGTGTTAAAAAGTGTTAATCTGAGCGTCGCTGAGCGTGGTTTCGCGGCGGCAAGGTGTTAATTTGTGGCAAGGTTTCGGGTTCACGCTCAATCGAACGTCCGTTCGGGCACACAATGCCTTGAGCGTGGTTCCCCTGCATACACTACGGGAAAGGAGGTGAAGGATAGGAGAACGATAGGGTAGTCAATGTTAATGCATGTTTTTAGAAAGGAACAGTACGATGTTTGTAGACCTAGACAAGAGAGATGGGGTAAACGAAACGTGGCATAGTCGTAGAGAACGCTATACGTGGTATAGCAATATGAAAGCGTCCAATTCCTTCTTGGCCGCTATGCTACGTAACTGGTATAACTTGGACAAGGCTCAGAGTAGCCTGTCCAAGCCTACGGTAGTCTATACATCTCACGTTGAGGAGTAATCAAGTTTAGGCTAGGGAGGTAACTAACCTAGCCACCAAGAAAGGTACTGATATGGGTTTGAGAGAATTGAAAGACAAGGTTCAGATAGTTAAGCGTACAGAAGAACATGACTATCTTCGTATCCCGTCTATCCAAGGCAACGATAACATTACGCTTGTAGTAGACAAGGCTAATGATAACCAATGCTTTGGTGTCATACAGTTCTTTCCAGAGGGTATCGGTCAGTATTACTACTGTATGGTATGGTCATTTGAGAAAGGTAGTGATTGCACCACATTTACTACGTTCCTCAAGGATTCGTATCCACTTCCGTTCTTTAACAAAACCGATGCGTATTACTTTGTAACTCACTACTTTGCAAAGGAAAGGAAATCTAATGCGACACGTTAAGCATGTGAAGCATACCTACTTTATCTTCAATGATAAGGGTATGTTCATAGGTCAGGTTAGGAAACAGAATCCTCCTAGCCTGAAAGATGGTCAAGAGATAGCAACGCTACCATACGAGACTGCTAGGAAAGGAATCCGTAATGAACGATGATATGAAAGAATGCTTGGTGGATATCCTTTTGACCGTAGTCTTTCTTGCTGTTTGGTACGTACTGTTTGTACTTATACATACAGCATTCCCTAATGGAGTAATCCAATGACTAGAGATGAAGCCTATGAGTTGGGTAAACATCACGGCCTAGATATAGGTCGTGAGAATGTAGACGGTTTCAAGCCTACAGAACGTGGGTATGATGCTTACCTAGAGATTTGTTTAGACTGGGCTAGTGATGTTTATGCTAAAGAACTCAACGGTGACGAAGACTCTGATGCTTTGTGGAAAACATATGAGTCTGGTGTGACCGATGGCCTAAATAAGGTTTGGTGGCAAGCCTATGGAAAGGAATTCTAATGCCAGAACCTACTATCAAGTCTGTTATGATGACCTACGACCATCTGTTCGACAACGGTAAGGTACTGAAGTATGGGCCTATCTTCGGTAGGAACCCGATAGGCTTGTTTCAGTACGTTAGCCACTATTGGGTAGCCTCTAAATTGGATGGAGTATTGGCCTGTAGGCTAGTACTGGAAGAGGCCGATAAGATATACGAAGATTGTCTAAAGGAAGGACTATACAAGTGAACGCTAAACAGAAGATTGCTATGTATGAAGCGATTGAAGAGCATGGTAAAAAGTTACTAGCCTTGTTCCCAAACGCTAAGGAAAAAGACCCGATTAGACTATGTAAGCGATTGAGGGTCTATGAAGGCAAGGTTAGACATGGTATTAACTTGGCATGTCAACCTTATTGGTATGAAATGGGAGAGAACTATATCCAACAAGGTCTTCGTGGTGCTAAGAGACTACTTGGTACGGACGATATAGACTACGACGATAACTCTGATACTCATTTAATAGTAAATATATCAGAACATGAGTGGATGTATGTAGCACCAGACCTATCTCCTACGGGAGAGTACACAAACGGCATTACTGGTTATGCAGTAAAGAGAGGAACATAATGAGTAGATATATCTTTAGAACACCAGAATCTGAACGCTTCGTACTGATAATTACGAAGGGTATCAGTGAGGTTACTGTAAGTAATGATGTTGGTACTCTACCGGAGATTAATGAGGGTACGATTGTTATCCCGTTTGATACTAGTATAAGGGAGTTAAATGTAACTGAGTTTAAGGCACAGGTTGCACATCTTATTGAGCGTGTTAAGCATGGTTGGAAGCCTTCTGATTGCTACATATCCAAGGAGGCATATGCGGCTATTATCACATTATGTGAGAAATGTGGTGACCATACTATGGAATGGTGTTCTGACGTAACAGATGAAGTACGAGTTAATATTCCCGTACTGAACATCGGAGACTAATCGTACAGTGGGATGCGCATACTAACCACGCATAGAAAGGGCTATATGCTTACAGAAAGGTATGAGATTACGATTACAGAGACTGGTGCTCCCTTGTTTAGTGATGAGTATCGTATCTTTGACTCACATCAGCATGAGTTTACTACGTATGATGAATGCTTGGATTGGATTAAGGAACGATACGGAAGTCATAAGAAGCGTCCAGTATTCTGTGAAACCAGAGATGGTAAGACAGAGCAAGTAGGCTGGATATACTCGTTTCGTAACTGTGATTACTCTCATAGCCCATTGGAGAAATGGAATCAGAGGGATTGGGTAGAAGTCAATCACGTTACCAGAGTATCTATCGTAAAGTAAAGGACAATAGAATGAATACAGTATGGGTAAGAAGGATGAATAGTTCAGGATACTGGCCCGCATGGTATCATGCTGAATGCAAGTTGTTTATGGTTCCTGCTACTCAACGAATGGCCGCTATAGTACGGGACTATAGAACAAAAAACAAGTATTTAGCAGTAGACGTTAATACCGGATTACCTGTCTCTCACAAGACATTCTTTACACAGAAAGAGACTAAGGATAATGCTAAAAAGTATAGCCAAGAGATGATGGATAAGGCGAAAAGGGAAGATAACCTTAACTGGATGCTTAATAGGTTTGCTGAGGAAGAGTATGTTAGGGAACAGGCAGAATTGGAATGGACGGAAGATATGATTAACAACATTCTTCCACTGTCAAAGAAAGGATGTATGGAATGGACGCTGAAACATTTGGAAAAGTGATAGACGAACTACAGGATGCCTTGGAAGAGGAACAAAGAACTAGGGCTGTTTATGATGCTGAGGTATGGTATCAGAAGTTAGATGAAGCCGAGAAGTACCTTAGTGTATCCAATGAGGTGAAAGAGGACGGTAAGCCCGTCTATAGCACAGAGAAGGCTAGGGACTGTGCTGTCCAGATAGCCATAAAGAACGATAGTGAGTCTTTCAAGCGTATGTGTAGCAAGGGCAAGGCAGAGTTAGATTATTCTAGGGCAAAGGGTATGCTTGAATGTGTACGGTGGAGACTACGGTGGATGTGTAAAGGAAAGGAAGATGCCTGAGCCTGATTGGGATACGTGGTCACATTGTAAGCACGTTAAAAGCGAAACTAGGACATGCTTCCATGCCGCTCCGATAGTAAACGGTAAGTATACAGCATCAGTATGGTTTGAGATTGATAGGTGGTGGGCTTATGTGCTAGACGAAGATGGCGTACCGTTCAAAACGAAAGAAGAAGCCTTTGACTATGCAAACGAAAAGGCCTTTGGTGTAAGAAAGGAGACTGATAATGCCTGAAACGAAACTTATGACTGCGAATGAGGTACTGACCGATTGTGGACTGGACTGGAAACTGAAGAAGGAAACGGTTAGGTCATCGGAAGGACACATACTTCACGATAAGCAGTTGCTTGTACGTGAGGATAACGGATTCCCTCTTGCCGTAGTAGGCAATAACTACAGGGTAGTGCAGAACGAAGAAGCACTACACTTCTTCGACATGGTTACTGCTGACCCTGGTGGAGCCAAGTATGATAAGGCACTTACCATCTTCAACGGAAGGAAGACGATGTACTCTTGTACGTTACCTGACTTCATCGAAGTGGTGAAAGGTGATGTTATCCAAGAGCATATCGTCTTGGCTAACTTTCACGATGGGTCTGGTAGGCTTACGATGATGTGGAACGGCATTAGGTTGTTCTGTGCTAACCAGTTCCCCGCTATTATGCGGAGGGCGGGAGATAATATCTTCCGTATGAAGCATACGACCAACAACAACGTGATGTCGTATGTAACCCAAGCACAGACTATCCTTGGCCTGTCTACAGAGATGCACACCAAGATGGAAGAGGTATTAGGCTACATGGTCACAGTAGAGCCTACCAAGTCGGACATTGAGAACGTGCTTATGAAACTGTTTCCTCCGCTTGAGCCTGTAGCAGTCTATAGTGAACTACCGGAACGTACCAAGAACGTTCATAACAAGGTACTTGACCTGTACGAGAAAGGACGTGGTACTGATACTGGTAGCAACGGTACAGCCTACGGCTTGTTCAATGCGGTTACAGAGTACGTTAACCATGAGAAGATTGTCCGTAACAAGTACTTCTCACACGACGATGCTAGAGTCAACGACGTGATGTTTGGTCGTGGTAACACCCTCATGCACAAGGCTTTGAACGTCTGTGCTTCCCTCAAATAAGTACCTTGTCAACGTGTTGACATAGTGCTATGATTGGATTGGTAGGGGGTCTTGTCCTTTCTTCCTCCTACCAGTGGTCGAGAGGCAGGGGTAGATGTAACATTCCTGTCCTTGCCTCTCCCACCAACCCTCACAGAAGGATTGAAAGGAGTACACATGGCTAAGAGAACTATCCAAGAACGCTACGAGAACTGGCGTAAAGACCATCCAGAAGTCTACAAACTCTTCGAACAGTACGTACTACAGATGGTAGTGCGGAAGGAGAAGTTTGGGATATCTCTGATAGCAGAACGTATCCGATGGTACGGTATCGTGAAGAAGGGAGAGAAGGAACAGTTTAAGATTCCCAACTCTTATCGTTCCCGTATCATCAGGGATATCATCAAGCGTTGGCCCAACGTACTGGATTACGTTGAGATAAGAGACTTGAGGACACCATGACACCACCTTGGAATGACCCACTATCGGGCGATACGTTCTTCAGGCTCAAGTATGGGGGTAGTCTATCCGACGATAAACTACACGAATACCTGTGTAAGAACGGATACCCCGATGTAGACATTGACCGTGACTGTCCTTCTGATATCATAGAGGGGCTTGAACTGGAAGATGCAGGGGAAGAGTACGTAGTGTACGATAACGAAGATTGGGATAGGGTAGTACGTGGTTTGTGGCAGTTTGAGGAAGGTGGAGAACCATGAGTCATGACTTTATGTTAGGAGCCTTAGTAATGGCATTGATATGGTCGCTTGCTGAACTGGTACAACTGTTAGTAAGAAAGGAGAATTAGATTGTCTAAGTTTAATCCGAATGAGTATCTCATCAAGTTGAAGGGGAAAGATTACCTTCAGGTAATGCACCGCCTGATATGGTTCCGTGAGGAGCATCCTACATGGGGTATCCAGACATCGCTGGAACACTACGATAGTGAGCGTGGTGTAGCCATCTTCCACGCTACCATTACCAACGATGAAGGACGTGTGATTGCGGAAGGTAGCAAGTCGGAGACTAGAGCAGGGTTCTTTGACTTCGTAGAGAAGGCAGAGACAGGTAGTATAGGCCGAGCATTGGGTATCCTTGGTTACGGTACTCAATTCGCACCGGAGTTCGATGAAGGTGAACGTATTGTAGATTCACCCGTAACACCGAAGCCTACGGTCAACAAGGATACAGGAGAGATAGTAGAACCCCCGATTACCAAGCCTACAAGCCCCAACCTTAACGATAAACCAATCAAGGCTAGTACCATACAGAAACTTAAAGACACGATAACGTTTGCACAGATGACTATCGAGGAACTTGATGCTATCTGTATGGAACGCTATGGTGCGCCACATGATGGAATTACTTTAGGGCAAGCAAAGGAAATTGGGTCTGAACTCTGGCGTAAGGGAGAGGAACGGAAGAAGAATGCCTAGATACAGTGAACAAGCATCACCTTATCAGGACATCTGTCCAGAGGGCGATTACGTATGTGAGTTGATATCCATAGAGGACTCTAGAGATTCCAAGGATAGGCCGATGTGGTTGTTTAAGTTCGATACCACGGAGACGATGCGGGATGATGGGAACCCTTACCGTCTGTTCTGCAAGTGTTACCCATCGGCACGGTCGTTCGCCAAGATGTACGACGAGAACAACCTATGGGTACTGGACATGTGTGATAAACCGGACTTCGACTTCGATACCCTTGTCGGTATGACATTCCTTGTCAGTGTCTACCACAAAGAGTACAAGGGTAAGACCTACGCTAACATCTATTCCATTCGTACATACTCAGCGGAAGATATTGGCGACCCGTTTGCAGAAGAATGAACTATGAAGAATGAATCAGTCAACCAACGTAGAAAATCTATGGCTGGCATTCTGCTCACTGTGGTTCATGAACTGTTGTCTACTACCGACAAGAAGGATTGGGGTAATGATGCTTTAGACATGGCAATAAGTCTGTTAAAGCAACCCGATGAAGAAGGGGAGGATGATTGAAACTACCTTACTACCATCATTGGTTCAGTGATTGGGAGTCTGTATCGAGGCGTATGACATGTACTGAGTATGGTGCATTCATACGTCTCACGGAGGCTATGTGGCATCAAGGTGAACGTACCGGTACTCCGTCCCTGAAAGACAACAACAAGGTTATCGCACGTATACTTGGCTTGACAGAGAAGGCTTGGATAGCGTTGCGCGAGAATCTTGTAGGGGACGAAACGCTACCGTTCGTTACCGACGGAGACAACCTAACGTGTGAGTTCATATCGGACATCTTCGACAAAGCAGTAAGCAAACACGCTAGACAGTCAGAAGGAGGACGAAAATCGCGGGTCGCGCCGACCGCCGAACCGCGCAGAGTTACTTGCAAGTTGCCCGAAACCAACTTGCAAGTTGCCGTTGCATGTTACGAACCTACAAACCCACAGACCGACGTACCTACAGACCTACATACCAACAGACCTACATACCAACAAACCAACGTACCCACAAAGGGAAGTCAACTGGTCACTGACTTCGATAGGTTGTGGGAAGCGTATCCTAAGAAGACAAGCAGGGATGCCGCATTAAGAGCATACTATGAACTACGGAAGGATAAGAAACTACCACCTATCGAAGAACTTCTTGCCTCTGTAGTGGAACATATCAAACGTGACCCTGTGTGGACTAACCCACAGTACATTTGCAGTCTATCTAACTACCTGATAAATGGACGCTGGAAGGACGAGTTCGTTAGTCCATCTAACTCATACGACCCACTGAAACAGGCACTGTCGGAGGGTAGATGATGACTAGTCAAGACTTCGATGCATTCCATTCACTGATGAATCGTATGGCCAAGTCTATCGGACGTACCGATATGGACGTTCAATCAGCAGAGTTCCTCTTTGCTGTTCTGAACAACTCCATAGAGGACTGTACGATAACGGAACTTACAAAGGCTATCTTTGCCTGTCTCAAGAAAAGTAAGTTCTGGCCCACGCCATACGATATCATCAATGCCGTAGAGGATATACGTTACGGCCCAGATAGCAGACCAGAGTATGAACAGTTCGCCTTGCCACCCGCTGAATACACACCAGAGGAAGATAGAGAAGCAATGGCAGAAGCAAAAAGGAGGATACAAGAGGTGATAAACAAGGTGGTGAAGCCCATGCCTAGTGGTCAAACGATAACTATGGTAACGGATATCGGTATGAACACGACAGATACGGAAGAAAGGAAGAGAGAGATAGCAAGGCAAGCGGAGTTTCTTCTATCAATGGAGGAAACGAATGACTGACAGTATCCATATCGTATGTGACATACCAAAGAAGTGCCTTAACCCCAACACGCCATGCCATTACCTTACCAAGAGCAAGGCTAAAAAGGAAGCCAAGAACACGGTGTTCTTCCTAGCCAAGCATGAGGTAGGCAACAAGCCACCACGTTGGGAGTACGCAACCATTACTATCAGAGGATTCTACAAGGACAGGCGTAGACACGATGCCGACAACCTACTCGCTTCACTCAAGTCCCACATAGACGGCTTGGTAAAAGCGGGTGTGTTACTGGACGATAACAAGGTAACGTACGTTATACGTCCCGCGTTGTGCAACAAGATAGACCCACACGTAGACATCCTAGTGGAAAAAGGAGAACCAGAATGACACAACCTAGAATGCCTAAGAGGGCAACGTACTATATGAACAAAATCCTATACGATTGGATGAACAAGCGGGTAGGTATGAGACTGGCAGGAATGACGTACTGTAACATATCTGCGCGTGACTTGATGCGATACTACGACATCATGGAAGTCTATGAGCGTAGTGTACTAGACCAGTTCGATAAGGACACGCTGGAACTGCTACAGAAGTACTACAACATAAGCGAGTTAACCTTACTCCACAACAACGAGTTCTTTGCGGAGTACATCAAGTACAAGATGAACAACAGCAAGGACAAGCCATCTCAAGCGGTGATAGACGTGACGTTCGATATGCTCAACCAGTTGGATAAGTTTGAGACATACGTATTGCTGGACTACTTGGACCGTACAGAAAGGGTATAACTATATAATGCCATTCCTAAACTACGGCCTGTATTCGAGTAAGTATAGGCGAATATCATGTTGGTACGCTCAATGCGACTCCTGCAAGGGAGTGACACCAGAACCGCAAGGCTCACGCTTGGGATGTATTGAGTTTGCGTGGGGACTTGGATGGGATATATCCAAACGTTCTCATGCGAGTAACGAACAGATACTATGTCCTAAATGTAGGGAAGTATAAGAAAGGAGATGTATGAAGTACGTCTGGACTAAGAGAAAGGGTAAGGAAAGTTACCTTCTTGAGAAGGTGCTTGACGGACGTTACACACCCATAGCAGAGGCTTGGCCCTTTTCAAAGCAAGGAGAAGAGGTATGGTATGGACGATTACTTACAGTTCCGTTCGGTAAAGCATGGGAAAAACAAGAATCTAAAAAGAGGATAAAGGAAAAACTTATTGAAGAGTACACAGAAAGGAGTAACTAATTGCAGATTAACCGATACAAGGTAAAGATTACGTTCACTGAACCTGTACTTGGCAGTCAACCGACTACCGATATTGCGGCAGAGTTCGTAGCAAAGAAGGCACAAGAGGCACTAACGAAAGAAGCGGGGAAGTATAACGGTGAGTTACCGGAAGGCTACTCTGTTGAGATACCGGAAGAACTGATGCCTCACATAGATACACCCACCGATGCCGTAGACAAGGCTACCACGGTCTTTCCACGGCTGGACGGTGAGCCTATGATTATGAACTATCAGGTCAAGGGCTTTCTGAAAGAGTCTGCTAACATACAGAACAAGATGCACGGATTCGCTACCTACCGTGACCAGATAGGTAAGTTCGTCCATATACCACAACGCTATATCCAGTTAAACATTCCGCATAACGGTGACTTTGAGATATGCTCACGTCCATTACGCGCTATGACAGCACAGGGGCCAAGGGTATCGTTGGCTAGGTCGGAACAGTTACCCGCTGGAACTTGGTTTGAGTTTGAATTACACTTGCTTCTGTTACCGAAGTGCGTCATCAAGGCAGAGCATATTAAGGAACTGTTAGATTTCGGTAAGTACATCGGGCTAGGACAATGGCGCAGTAGCGGAAGTTACGGAACGTTCGACTATACCTTTGAGACGTTGGAGGAAGTAGCATGAGTAACATGCTATATATGAAGGGAGGGTAAGATGAACGAACGATATGAGGTACCAGAGTTTAGGGAACCAGACCCTAACCCACCGGACGATGAGATGGAACTGGAAGATACGGTCGCCAATCTGGAGCGACGGGTGCGGG